TGGTGACACTTTAAATACAGATGCAGGTGCTATTAAGCCAAGAGATTTGAAGCCTTCGATTAAGCTTAAAGCTTTACTTGATGTGATTTTTGAGGATGCAGGATATACAATAAGCTCAACGTTTTTAAATAGCACATTCTTCACTAGTCAATATATGACTTTAGGCGGTGAAGTTGATGGTTCGGTTACGGATAATACAGGAGGGTTTAAAGTTGGTATGAACTCAAATCAAGCCGTATCTGGTGGGGCTGCTATACTTAACTTTAATAATGAAACTTCTGCAAGCGGTTTCTACGATGTTAATGGAGATTTTAATACAAGTACAAAAGCATATACTGCACCATCTGACGGTGATTATGAGTTTAGGGTTCAGGTAGTTGTTGATAGTTCTGGTTCTACTCTTGTAGATGTATTTGTATTATTTGAAATTAACGGAGTGACTTCGTCTGTTATTCCTATCACTTTCTTACCTAGTGGCGGAACTACTGTATTTACAAGTGAGGAATCGGTTATAACTTTAGCCTCAACAGATGTAGTTAAGGTTAAGGTTAATTCGGATGCTGGTTCTGTACTTAGTTTCAAAACTTCGGCAACAATTAATTCAGTAGTTTACGATTCATTCGTACAACTTGTATCTGTACCTCCTGCGGTTGAAGGTGGAACAGTAGATTTAGGTTCAGGAAATAGTCTACTATCAAAAGATAAGCAAGTTGATTTTATCAAGTCTATATTCTCACGTTATAATCTAATCGTTGAGAGTGACAAGACTATTACTAATCAATTGAATATAGAACCAATACAAGATTATAGAGATGCAGGAACTTCTAAAGATTGGACTGATAAATTAGACACTTCTAAGAGCATATTAATAGAACCAACTTCTAGATTTAGAAAGGATAGTATTAATTTAACTGACTTAGCTGATAAGGATAAGACGGGGGTTGAGTGGTTAGATCAAAAAGGTACAATCTACAATTCATATACGTTCCCGTTCTACGGAGATTTCGGAAGTGGAGAACTGAAAGTGCCAACAATATTTTCAAGTTTTGTTCCTGATAAGATACCTAACAATAGAATGTTTATTACCAAGCATTTTAAATACAATAACGGAGAAGTTGAAGCGGTTACAACTAAGCCAAAACTATTCTATTACTCAGGGCTAAAAAGTTTGCCTGCTTCGTCCTATTTCAAGTTGATGAATGAACCTGCTAATACTTATTCAACTAGAACTGCATATCCTTTCTGCCATCACTACTCAATGGCAGGTTATATGGTTGTATCTACGGATCGCGATATACGATTTAAAAGTGGAATAGTTAAGTATCAATCTGACCTTGTGCAGACACAAACTGGTAACGATGTCTACAACGATTTCTGGAGTGACTCACTAAATAACATCTACAATAATAGTGCTAGAATTTTGAGTGCTTATTTCTATTTAGATTCTTTAGATATTTCTTCATTTAAGTATAACGATAAGATATTCGTTAAAGATTCATACTATTTAATTAACAAGATTGACAGTCATGCAATGGGTGTAGGTAATTCTACGAAGGTAGAACTTCTAAAGATTGTTGATGCTCCTAATACAGATGTTTGTTCAATAACACCAAACTCTTATAATGACGATGGTTCTACTTCATGGGTTGATACAGGAGGCTCAAGCGTTTCCGTAACGGCTAAGTGCTGCGAATCTCAAGGTCTTACTTATATAAATAATAAATGCTATTGGAAATGATAAACGAAGTAATTAAAGGTATTTGTCAAGGCAAAATAAAGCCTAATAAACAGAATGAAATTGCATTTGGTAAGTACGAATATCCTAAGACAATTAAACAAGCTTATAAACAACTGAAAGAGTTATGGCAGAAGAAGTAGTATTAGATTTAGTAGCTAATGACAAAGCTACTGAAGACCTAAAGAAGGTTAAGAAGGAAATTAAAGGAGCTAAAGAAGAGCAAGGTTTATTTGCTGACCAGACTGATAAGCTTAAAAAGTCCTTTACCAAGTTAAAAGGTGGTGTAGGTACTGCGGTTAAGTCATTCAAAACTTTAAAGGGTGCGATTATAAGTACTGGGATTGGTGTTTTGGTTATTGCGTTTGGAACGCTTATTACTTACTTTTCAAAGTCAAAAGAGGGAAGCGAAAAGCTAGACGCTATCATGGCTGGTCTTGGTGCTACTGTTGATGTGTTAACGGATAGGATTATAGGCTTTGGTAAAGGTGTTATTTCATTTTTTAAAGGTGATTTCTCAGAAGGTATAGCAGCGATTAAGGATTCGGTAAGCGGAATAGGTGAAGAGATAGCAGACGAAGCAGGACGAGCCTTTGAACTTACTGAAAAATTACAAGACTTAGCAGATGCAGAAAGAGATATGGCGGTTGCAAGGGCTGAGAATTTACTTGCCGTTAAGCGATTGGATGCGGTTATTGATGATGTTACCAATAAAGAACAAGTTAGAATTGATGCAGCACAAGAGGCTCAGAACCTACTTAACGAAAATGCAGAAGCTGAGATGTCTTTACTTAAAGATAAGCTAGCAACCTTACAAGAGTTAAACTCTTTAGGTGATTCAAGTGCAGAAGACTTACAAAAAGAGGCAGATTTACAGGTACAGATAGCTAATGCAGACGCTCAACGTGTTGATTTAGCTAGGGCATTCAATACTAAGTTGAATTCAATTTCAGAAGGTAGAAGAAACAGAGAAGAAGCAGCAAGAGCAAAAAAGCAATCGGATGACTTAATACAATCTGAAAGACTTATTAAGCAAGCCGAAGATCGTGAGAATGCAATTGATGGTATTACCAATAAGTTTAAGATTGCAAGAGATGAGAGTGAACTTCAAGCGGTTGAAAGAGAGAAGCAAAAGCAACTTGATGAGCTTGAAAGATTAGGAGCAAGCGAGCAAGCTAAGGCGGATGTGATTGCTTTTTTTAGTGCTAAAACTTCTGGCATATTAGCTAAACAAGCAGACAAAGAATTAAAGCTTGAGAAGGTTAAAGCTCAAGCAACAATAGACACAAACAATGCAACATTGTCAGCCGTTGGTAATATGGCAGGAGCGTTGGGTAAGCTTGCAGGAGATAACAAAGCTCTTGCAATTGGTGAAGCTACAATATCTACATACTTAGGAGCAACGAAAGCACTAGCAGCAGGAGCAGGTACGCCAATTGGTTTCATAAACGCAGCAGCTATTATAGCAACAGGGCTTGCGAATGTTAAGACTATAATTAGCACCGATGTAGGTAGTGGATCAAACGGAACTATTCCAAGTGGTAATTCAGTAGGCGGTAATATTGCAGCCTCAATTCCTGCTGCAACTGGATTGGATGACGTTGTAGGGTCGATTAATAACCAAGCAGAGCAACCATTACAAGCGTATGTAATTAGTCAAGAAGTAACAGATAGTCAAGAGGCACAAGCCTATATTAACAACCAAAGAACACTATAAAATGAAAGTAGTAGAATTTATTATCAATGAGCAAGAAGATGATTTCGGAGTATTCGCAATTAGCTTAGTAGATAAACCAGCCACCGAAGAAAATTTTATGTATTTCTCAGAAGACAAGCAAACATTCGCAACAGTTGATTCTGATGAGCGAATAGTGATGGGGGCGGTTATGATCCCAGACTTGGAAATTATGCGATTAGATGAGAAAGGCGATAAGTTTAAATGTTGGTTTTCTAAGGAGACAGTCAAAAGAGTTAGCCAATTATACATGGTTAATTCTAAACATCAGAACGCAACACTTGATCATTCAAGAACTATTAACGGAGTTACTACAATTGAAACTTGGTTGGTTGCAGATTCTAAATTAGACAAGACGCAAGCGTTCGGTTTAGAATATCCTGTCGGCACTTGGGTTGCTACTATGAAGATAGACAATGAAGATATATGGCAGAATTACATCAAGGAAGGAGTAGTAAAAGGGTTCTCAGTAGAGGGTTACTTTAACGAAAAGAAGCAGGAACTGAGTGAAGATTCTACTTTAGAAGCTATAAGACAGATAATTATGGCAGACCAAAAGACTACAAAGGCTTAGTAATTATATTTATATAAAAGAAAACTAAATGGAGACATTGAAAAAAATTAAGGTTTTGCTTGGAATGGTTGAAGAACCTACTCCGGTAGAACTTGAAGAAGCAAAGGAACAAATGAAGTTCGAAGAAATCGCTTTAGAAGATGGTACTATTGTTAGTGCTGACTCTTTAGAAGCAGGATCAGCGGTCTTTATTATGGTCGAAGAAGAAAAGCAACCTTTGCCTATTGGTGAATATGCTTTAGCGGATGGTTCTTTGTTGGTTGTAACTGAGGAAGGTACTATTGCCGAAATCAAAGCAGCCGAAGAAAAGAAAGAAGATGAACCAGTTGAAGAGGATATGTCGCAAGACAAATCAAAACAAGCTTTAGTTGAAGCGGTTGGAATGTTGGAGAAGTTGGTAAGCGAATTCGCAGCAATTAAAACTGAGTTCGATTCTTTAAAAGTAAAAGCGGCAGAAGATGCTAAGAAAGTTGAAGAGTTTAGTGCAGTCGGTGAGGGTGTCACTCCAAATCCAGAAGGTAATTTTAAGAAGGTAGAATTAACACCTTTAGAGTATAGCAAATTAAGCTCAGTTGAGCGAGTACAATATTCAATTAACAACAGAAATTAAAAAAAGATTATGGCAGATTCGTTAACTAAAGTATATGTTGGCCAAGAGGCAGCAGGCTTTATCTCAGCATCGTTACTAAGCGGTGAAACATTAGCAAAAGATAACATTACATTGCTTCCAAACGTAGCATTCAAAGTAAATCTAAAGTCTTTTGACTTATCGGCTTCTTCGGTAGTTGATGCAACTTGTGACTTTACAGATGCAGGTGATATTACTTACATTGAGAAGTCTTTAGCTCCTGACAATTTCGGACTAAACAAGCAGATGTGTAAGAAAGATTGGCTTAGTACTTATGCAGGTGCTTCAATGAGAGTTGGAACTGATGGTACTTTACCTGCTAACTTTCAAGAGTATATTATAGGTCACGCAGGGGCGTTGGTTGGTCAAGAGAATGAGAAATCAATTTGGGCAGGTGCAACAGGTAACTCTGGTGAGTTTGATGGTTTCGAAGTTTTAGCAGCAGCAGATTCTACTGTTGTTGATGTAACAGGAACTACTTTATCAGCAGCTAACATTGTTGCAGAATTAGGAAAAGTAAGAGATGCAATATTAGATGCTAATTATGGTCAGGAAGATTTAGGTATCTATATCGGAACGGCTGCTATGAAGTTCTACATTTCTGCACAAGCTGCTTTAGGTTACCAAGACCAATTCCATGTTGGAGTTTCGGAAGCTAACTTTGAAGGTACTAAATTGATTCTATGTCCGGGAATGTCTGCTAACAAAATGATTGCAGCACGTAAGTCTAACTTGTTTTATGCGACTGACTTAGTAAATAATTTAGCAGAAGTTAAAGTCATTGATATGACTGAGAATGATGGTTCAGATAACGTAAGATTGGTGATGAAGTGGAATGCAGGTGTAGGTTTTGCAACTGGTTCAGATGTTGTTTTATACGCATAAATAATAATATAGAGGGGGTTTAATTACTCCCTCTTATTTAAAAAATAAAAAAATATGCCAAGTTTAATAGCAAATGGGAGAGCTTTAGAATCTCGAGATAGTATAGGAGGTATCAGGAACATATACTTTGTGAATAACAATGTAATGGGTGCTTATACAATTGATGCGGATGGTGAATTAGATGATTTAGGGGCTACGAGTTCAGCTTATAAGTACGATCTTAATCCACAGTCTTCTGATTTTGATGAAGCAATTACAGTATCCGAAGAGAATGGCACAGTATTCTACGAGCAAACAATTAATTTAGCTTTACCAAATCTTTCAAAAGATGCGTTAAAGAATCTTAAATTGTTAGCACAAGGTAGATTCCAAATCTTTGTTGAAGATAATAATATTAATGAAACAACAGGCTTTGGTGATTTATACCTTGCAGGTGCTTATAATGGTATGACTATAACAGGTGGTAACGTAGGGCGTGGAAAAGCGTTCGGTGATATGAGCGGTTACAATTTAACTTTAGTGGGTAGAGAGCAAAGGGCAGCAATGTCAGTAGCACCTTCTGGAGTTGTAGCTGATACTATTTTTGGAGGGTTGACAACTTCTGGAAACAGACCAACGATAGTAACTTCGTAAATAATAATACTTTAATATAAAGCCCCTGCGTAAGTAGGGGCTTTTTTTGTGCTTAATTTTTAAGGTATTAACCTAAAAGTTTTAGTACCTTTTACTTCACTATACATCTCAGACCTTATAGTACTACTAAAATACCCGACATCTTTTAATCCTAGTAGCTCCTGCACAGTCATTTCTTTAAGTAGAAAGTCATCTGTTATAAAGTTAAATTCGTAATTCAAATCATCTGCTTCTAAATAATAAGAAAATACGCTATCGTTGAAGCTTTCAAAGTGAGCGTTAAGCTTTAGAACGTTAAGAAGTTCGTATAACATTGATTCTCGTTCTTCGCTATTTTTAAATTGTATCAATTCCATGGTTTTGTTTTTTGTTCCCTACAAAGATAGTTCAATTTTCGACATTACCAAATAAAAATAAAAACAAAACAAGTTTATTTATATTTATATAAAAGAAACATATATTATGCCAACAAATTTAGTAGTAAGACAAGGAACAACAGGAGTAATAGTTACTCCAAGCGATTCCACAGATATAACAGGTTCTAATGCGAATACACCTGCAACCTTATTCGTAGGAGTTGGAGGGGATGTTGAGGTTATAACTCTTGGCGGTTCAACGCTTTTATTGAAAAATATTGCAGACGGATCATTTTTACCAATTCAGGTAACAAGGGTGAAGGCAACGAATACAACTGCAACGGACATAGTAGCTATATTTTAGTATGCTTAATATCATACAGAATACAATAGGTGCTTTAGATAGAAGGTTGGGCATCGTAAAAAAGAACCTCCAGATGTGGCTTGGCTTTACTAAAGCTGATATCATAGGGAAGGAGTTATTACCTTTAGCAGGTAGCATTGACAATTCAGGAGATGCTATTATGGAACTTTTAAATCAAAACAATTATAGTGCTACTAGCGATGGCGTTCAAACTAGCAGCGTAAGACCTAGATTTACCATCGCTACCACTACGGGTTCAACTTACAATTTAATAATAACACCCAATCCTAATTCAACGCCTACTGGAACTATTAAAAGTAAACTTTACGATGGTTCTAGTTATGTATTCACAAACTACGATTTTACAAGTGTAAAAGAGTTTACATTTAAAAGCAATGGAGTTGTTAATTTTAATCTTAACGGAACTAATGTATTCGACACAGGCGAGTTCAGTATCTCAGTAAAAGAAGTAGCACAATTTGCTACAGACAAATCTGTAAAAACGAACGAAGCTAAGTTGTTTACTGGTAAGGCTTTGAGTTTTGATGGAGTTAATGATTACATTGATTTCGGTTCTGATATAAATAGCAATGGAACTATCTGGACAACTGCTATATGGTTGAGCGATTATACGGCTACAACTTTCGCTTGGATTCTCGGAGATTCTACAACTAGGAACATAGGATTAAATAATTCAGTAGGAGGTAAAATATTCTTTAGGGATAGTTCTGCTAATTACCATGATTTTAATTTTAGCGGTTATAGTGTTGATTTAGCAACACCTCAAAGATTGGTATTTTCTTCTAATGGTACTAATATATCATTATATATTAATGGTGTATTTATTAACGCAATAACACCATCAACAACTGAACTTAGAGTGAGTAGGTTAATGGCGGGTTATAGTAATAGTCAGTATATGGTTAATGGAACTGTTTCGGACTTCCAAATCTACAACGCAGCTTGGGATTCAGACGATGCAGTTTACGACTATGCAAATCCAAACAACTTAGTCTTTAACAATTCAGCATCAAATATTGCTTTATCTAATTTAAAAGGTTACTATGCTTTGTCTGAAGGTAGCGGTTCGATTGCTTACGATAGTTCAGGAGAGGGAAATTCGGGTAACGTATATGATGGTAGTACGTTAGGTGCAACATACGTTAACAAACAACCTACTATTCCTCAATTGGGGATGGTTGATTGGGCAAAGAGTACACCAGTCTCTACGGAGGTCACTTTAATAGAAGCACCTAACGACTTAGGTAAAGACGTTCTAGGTAACTCGCTTCGATTAAGAGATGGTGGATTCAATTTAGATGGTAGTGGGTATGGTTCTGTTGCTATTTCAAGCGAATTAACTGCTATAACTAATGGAACTATTCAATTCTGGTTAAAGACTTCTGATACTAAGTTTAGCGTTCTTAATGGGCAATCAAGTTCTGAGTTTATTGGTAAAACAGATAATGGTGTTTGGAGTTTTGGAAACGCAGGAACTATTACATCTTATATAGGTAGTGATACGGCAAGTACGCAACCACTATATAATAACGCTTGGAACTTCTATACATTCACAGGAGTAAATCTTAGTGCTTGGAATGAATTTTACACATCTAATTTGGCAGGATTCGATATAGATGGAATTATAGATGAGGTGTTAATATATTCAAGTGTATTATCAGCAAAAGAAATAAAAAACAACTACAAAATCGGTTTATCTAAACATTCGTAATCATGAAAGGAAACATATTTATATGCCTCAATAAGGCAACGTACAAAGGGTTAATTCCTTCTAAATTAGAAGGTAAATACGCTCGTAAGGTTTACGATTTAGATAATGATTTAGTTGAGGTGTTACCTACAACATTCGAAGAGGTAGCTTCTGATAATAGAGTTAAGTTTGGGAATGTTATAGAACTTAATATATCTAAAGCTAAATATTATGTAGTTGAACTAGACTGCTCATGGTTAGGTGGTGAAGTATCTACATTGTTAGATTTAGGTTCAAAATTGAACTATCCTAACAACTGCTTAATGACTAATGCAGAAGCTATTGAATTAATTAGAGATAACACAGATGATTAAGATCGACAGATTAAGAGATGTATATTTAATTACCGTAACTGATGACGGAGAAATAAAACTGCAAACACAAAGGAGCGATTATGCTGAGGCAAAAGCTTACGCAAAGGCTCTAGGTAAGAAACATAAATCAAAGGTAAAAGATAATGTTAAAGCTGAAAACAGGAGTATTTAATGGCGTTTACTTATCGTTATTAGAGAACTCAACGAATGCGTTTGATAATTACTATTTAATTGTGTTTACGAATCTTCAAACTAGAGTTAGCGAGGGTAGGGTGGCGATTAAAAGCACAGTTAACGAGCGGTCAGTACTATTATACTTTTACGTTAATTTGGTTGCAAACCCTTATTATACAATGCAAGAGAATAGCTTTTTTAAATACGATGTCTATGAACAAACTAGCTCTACCAATACAGATATTACTGACGCTTCTGTTCTTGGTTTACGTGAAACTGGTAAAGCGTGGGTGAATGGTACAAGCGAGGTTGTATATGTTAAAGAACCAGAAGCAAATATTATTAATTCAGTATATTTAAAAACATGAGTTTTAAAGTAATTAATTTCGAATCCATTAATACACCTAAGGCAGTAGAGAACCCTGCAAAGGAATGGGTAGCATACGGAGAAGATAACGACTACTTCACTTACTTAATTGATAGGTGTAATGGTTCAGCGGTATCTAACGCTATTATAACTAGTGTATCGGACCAGATATATGGCGAGGGTGTAGCTGCAACTGATAGCGATAGGAAACCTTTAGACTTTGCTAAGATGAGAACCATCTTTAAGGGTGAAGATATTAAACGTGTATGCGGTGACTTGAAAAAGTTAGGAATGGGTGCTTTCAATATCATTTGGAATAAGGGGAGAATAGAAGTGTCACGAGCAAGACATATTCCTATGCAGAATCTAAGGCCTGAGAAATCAACAGATGGAGAAATTAAAGGTTGGTACTATTCTGATAATTGGAAGGAGTATCGAAAAGACAGATTCAGACCGAAACGAATTGAAACTTTCACAGGTGCGAAGGGTGAAGAATCACAAGTTTTAGTTATAGCTCCATATTCTGCGGGATTCTTTTACTTTAGTCCAGTTGATTATGTTGGTGCGTTACCTTGGTCAGAAATTGACGAAGAGATAGCGAATTATCATAAGACTAATATACAGAATGGTTTTGCTCCTACAATGTTAGTAAACTTTAATAATGGACTGCCAGAAGAGGAAGAACAATTAAAGGTAGAACGAGCGATTGAGAATAAACTTACAGGAACAGGAGGGAAGAAATGGTTGACAAGTTGGAACGATGATTCATCAACTGCAACAACTATTGAGACAATACCTATTTCAGAAGCTTCTGAGCAATATAAATTCCTTTCAGAAGAATCAACACAGAAAATTTTAATAGGGCATAAGGTAACAAGCCCTATGTTATTCGGTATTAAAGATGCTTCAGGATTTGGAAACAATGCAGATGAGATTAAGACGGCATCTCAATTGTTTGATAATATTGTAATCAAGCCTTTTCAGAACATAGTAACGGATGCAATTAAGTCAGTATTATTAGTTAACAATATTGTGTTAGATTTGTATGTGAAGACATTGCAGCCGATTGAGTTTATAGATGCTGAAGGATTATCTGACGAAGACAAAGAAAAGGAAACAGGTGTTGAAGATATTGATAGTGATAATGTATCTGACGAAGAAGTTGAGCAGGTAGATGCATCATATAATGGTGCTCAGATTAGTTCTGCTATATCTATAATTGAGAATGTATCCCTAGGTATTCTTACAGAAGCACAAGCGATAACATTCTTAATTCAATTCTTACAATTGCCTGAAGGTATTGCAAGAGGATTCTTTAGCGATTCCAAAATTCAAACTAACTTATCACAGATGTTTGATAAAGTGCCGTTCTTATCTGATGAATTTGGTGATGAGTTATTAGATGAATTGGAGTTGATTGGTGAAGAGAACAACCCAGACGAGTGGGAATTGATGAGCGAAGATTTAATTGATACTACTAAAGAAGGTTTCCATCAATTTTCAGACCCGTTAAAGTCAGATGCGAACCCAGACGACAAAAGTATTTATGGTGATGTTGGATTATATAAAGTTCGTTACGCATATACTAAGACATCAAAGAAGACATCTAGTGGTAAATCAAGAAAGTTCTGTGATAGAATGATTGAACTTGCAGGTGGTGGGTTAGAATACAGATATGAAGATATTGAGAAGATGAGCGATAAAGGAGTTAACGGAAAGTTTGCTCCTAAAGGCTCTAGCTCTTATAGTTTGTTCAAGTATAAAGGCGGAGTTAATTGCTATCATGGCTGGATGCGTAGGATTTACTTCCGTAAAAGAGATAGCAAAGGACGTATAATGAAGAATGAAGGAATGAAGAATGAAAAAAAGGTTGGTAACAATCCTTATATAGTTCAAAAGGGGTCGGAATCTACCGCTCCTATAGATACACCAAGTAAAGGAAAACTATAATGGCTGCATTATTTTGCGATGAAGACAAATTAAAGAGTTCAACGGCTATTAATTACAACGTTGATACTGCATTTCTATTGCCATTTTTAAAAATAGCACAAGACAAGAATATGCAGGTGATACTAGGAACTGATTTATATAAAAAACTGCAATCAGATATTGATGGCGGTACATTGTCTGGGCATTATAAGAACTTAGTAGATGATTATATTCAAGACAGTATAATACACTACGCATTAGTGGAGGCATTGCCTTTTATATCCTTCCAGATTAAGAATGGTTCGGTAACACAGAAGAACTCAGAGAATGGAACGGCTGCAAGTAAATCGGATTTGAATTGGTTGATCCAAAAAGAGCGAGATACTGCCGAATTCTATGGTCAAAGAATAGTTGATCACTTATGCGAGTATTCAAGCAACTTCCCAGAGTACTCAACTAATTCTGGTTCGGATATGAATCCTATTTCTAACGCTTATAATACTGGTTTAAGAATATGAAGTACAACCCAAAACCAAAAAACATAAAGAAATTATTAATATATCTACGAAGCATCAATGTATAAGGATTTAATAGAAACTAATATAGTTAATACGGCTGCAATCGGAATAAGCGTATCAGACATTAATGGTATTTTAACGGCAATTGTATTAATTACGGCTGCATTGTACAACATTAAGAAGTTAAGCCATGAAAAGAAGGATTAAGTACTTTGAACCTAGCGAGTTCGTTTGTGATGGTGTAGAGTGTTTCGATAAGATGAGTGATAATTTGTTACTCAGTTTGGAAGCTGCAAGACAAATTGCAGGAATCCCCTTTCACATTAACTCAAGTTATAGAGATAAAGATACTAATGAGCGAGTAGGAGGGAAACCTAACTCAGCCCATACAAGAGGGAACGCAGTTGATATTGCTTGTGCTAATAGTTCAGATAGGTTTATAATTTTAGAGGCTTGTATTGCAGTAGGGTTCACAAGGGTTGGGATAGCAAAAACATTTATTCATATAGATGTAGATGAGGATTTACCAGACAACGTAATTTGGACTTACTAATATGACAGGTTTTGAAATTGGCATCGGATACTATACAGGCATACTTGTAGGAGTATGGACAGACAAATTTAAAGATGGTTACAAAACTTGTTTCTATCTACCATTTATATTCATCGAAATAAATACATATTATGAGTGATTTTTTATTACAGAATTGGAATGCTTTATTGACGGCATTATTGGCGTTCGCTGCGGTGGTTGTTGCATTAACACCAACTGAAAAAGATAATAAGATACTAGGTTATATTAATAGCTTTGTGAGCTTGTTTATTAAAAGAAAAAAGAAATGAACCCAATTTGGGCAAAGGGGTTGCTTGCAATAGTGCCTAAGATGTTTACGGATAGCAAAGGTAAATGGAGTTCTAAACGTACAGTAAGCGGTGTTCTAGTTGTTTCCGTAGTTACTCAGATAGAAACTCATGGTATAACTTGGCAGACACTTATGTTGTCTTTTATTGCAGTTTTGCCACTATGTTTTAGCGTATTCGAAAAAAAGTAGTATATTAGCGTAAAACTTTTATATGTCAAAACGAAACAATAGATTCCGATTAAAGGATGATGAGATTGAGATTATCAAAAAGCATCGAGCCAATACTCTAGAAAATCTTAACGACAATTCCTCACTTGATATTCATCTCAAAGAAAGAGGGATAGATAAAAAGGACGTTGTATCTGTTAAGCATTGGCAAAATATGGGTGGCGAGCTTCGTTTTTCAATCGTTACCAAAGATGGTGAAGGTGGATTTGATGAAGGAGGAATGTTTGAGAGATTGAATACCTTTATATCTCAACACGCTCCTTGCTATCCTAAGCCACTTAAAACTGACAAGGGAACTCATCTATTAGTTATCAATCCTGCTGACATACACATAGGTAAGTATGCGAACTCAGAAGAAACTGGTGAGGAATATAATACAGACCTTGCAGTTACCAGAGTTATAGACGGAGTTCAAGGTTTAATTGATAAGGCGAAAGGCTTTGAAGTTGAAAAGATACTTTTCTGCATTGGAAATGATATACTACATATAGACAATGTGTACAATCAGACAACTGCAGGAACGGCACAAGATTGTGACGGCAAATGGTGGGAACATTTCGAAATTGCTTTAGCTTTGTACGTTAAATGTGTAGAGATGCTTAGAGAGATTGCTCCTGTTGATTGTGTACATTCAATGAGTAACCATGATTATCAATCTGGTTTTCATTTGGCTCACGCTTTAAAGGCTTGGTTCAGACTTACGGATGATGTAAACGTAGATGCAGGTGTAAGCCATAGAAAGTATTATACTTATGGAGCGAATTTAATAGGGCTTGAGCATGGTGATGGAGCTAAGATGGACAACCTTCCTATGTTAATGGCACATGAGCAGCCTAAGCAATGGGCTGAGACTAAATATCGTTATTGGTATCTTCACCATTTACACCATAAAGTTAAGTACAAGTGGAGAGACGCAAAGGACTTCATTGGTGTTACTGTTGAATACCTTAGAAGTCCAAGTGCAGCGGATTCTTGGCACTCACGAAAAGGGTTTACAGGATCACCAAAGGCAGTTGAAGCGTTTATACATTCAAAGACACAAGGTCAGGTTGCAAGATTAACACATTTTTTCTAGTTGATTATAAAGGAGTTATAGAAATATAGCTCTTTTATTGCATTTAATTAAGCTATTTATTGCCACAATGAAAAGTTTGTGTATCTTTGAACCATCGAAAGCAAGGAAGCTAAGATAAAAACAACTACTATTATGAAATCAATTACATTCAATACTGCCAAAGAACTAAAACAAGCTATTAGAACTGGTTTTAATTATACTCCTCAATTCGATGCTTCTGATATAGTAAGTATTAATGGACGTGAGCTGACTAAATCAGGTTTAGTAATTACGAACAAAAATGTAAATATATACGTTTCGGCAACTCAGAGTCTTTTTCATTTCTCAGCTCCTTTCACTTTAACTATTAAAAACTAAAACTATGAGATATTTATTGATTCAAGAAAATTTAGGTTTAGATACATCAACTGAATACGCATCGCACGAACTTGCAAAGAACGCATTGTATAATAATGTACACTTAGGTAAATCGGCACATATACTAATAGTCACAGGAGATGATAACACAGTTAATTACAAAATACTATTTAACGAAGTTGTTTATTCAATCGCTAAAAACTAAGACTATGAGAAAAAGATTTAAAAAAAACCTAAACGGACACGATGTGTTTATCAACGATCAATGGTTGATGTGGGTAATAGGTAGCGAGAAAAACGCAAAAAAGGAATTAGAAATCTATTTAAGAAAAAACTAAATGAAAAAGAATTATAATACAAAAGAGGTCACAGGTAATATCAATGAATTAGTAAGTTACTATGTTAGACGATCGGATTGGTTCGATAAGCTTCACGCTAACATGAAAGATAGGATTTCTAAGGTTGGTGAAGATAGCGAGATTGGTTTGGAGTTAATAGATTTACTCAAGTCAGTTGATGCTTGGTGGGATCCATCAATGGAAGATCTAAGCGGTCAGCATAAACAAGATACCTGCTTTAATTTACGAAAATATGCAGGCGATAAATTAGGTAGATAATCGGATTAAATTAGCATAAGAACAAAAAAAACATTATTTTTGTTTCAAACAAAACAACTAAACTATGAGAACATTACTAGAAAGATTAAAGCCAGAAGTTAGAGATAGATTAAATTTATCTCACAAAGATTTTCCAGACACTTGTCAGAAGATCGAGAAGGCGTTACACTACAATTATACTATTATTCAATTAAGTATAGATGAATGTTTAAATCTACTATCAATGACAACTAATTATCCGTTATCATTCGAAAATATAGAAACTTTATTTACAGAAAATTAAGATGGGAAAGCTAAAAGAATTATTTTTAAGAAGTAGAGAAAACGTTATGGACGTGGACGATATGAGAATTGAGCAGCTAGATAATGAGTTTGCTAGACATTGCGAACTTAATCAAGAATGGAATGCAGGAGAGCGTTCTCCAGTTACAAGATCAATCCTAGAGTGGGAGCATTTAGGACAACCAGTTAGACAACGATAAGATGGATAGAGATAAGATTGCAGAATTGTATAAGAAGTACGACCTAGCAAAAGACGATGTATTTAAACACCAGCATTACCTTATAATCACAAGGTCTGGTATAGATAAGATTCAGGCAGTTGAAGGAATTAAAATAGCTTATGAAGTTATAAAATGCGAACCTAATTTCTGCGTAGTGAAAGCTACAACTAAAGATTTAGAAACCTTTGGAAGTGCAATCAAAGGAGTTAGCTTTAAGGATGGTAATACTAACAGTTGGTATGTAATGGAGATAGCAGAAAAAAGAGCCATGAGCCGTATAGTATTAAAGGTTTGCGGATTCTATCAATTAGGATGTTTTAGTGAAGATGAATCAGAGGACTTTAAAAAGCCATAGATGAACGATAAAGGCAGAGGTTGGATACCACAATCTAAACTACAAACACTATTCTTTAGCACGTACAACACTAAAAAGTTGGCGTGTCTAAGGATGGATGTTTCACCAACTACATTGAGGCGGTTATTTCTAAACGAAAGCCGCTTTAATTTAAACCAATTAAGAACTTTAGCAATGGATAGTAAATTATCTGTATGCGATGTAAATAAACTAATATGAGTTATAAAGAAGAATTATTTGAAAAATTATTAATCCATTCAGCAGGTATTAATAAGACCTTCGTAGGATCGTTAACGGATGTAGGTAGACAACAGTTCGATGTTGAAGCAAGGAATATGTGTTTCCACTACCTAAGAAAAAGAGCTTGGGGATTAACTGAGATAGGTGTAAAGTTCAATAGAGGTCATGCAACAGTCATCAACGGAGTAAAGAACCATACTATTGCTTATGATCGTGGTGGTTATTACATGGAGAACTATGACGATTTAGTTTTACTAATGTCGAAGAATACAGACTCAGAAATTGAAAGCCAAGAAAGTTATGCAGAAAAAAACAGGTCTGTTATAGAGAAATTGCACGAGCAGAACGGAAAACTTAAAGAAGAGATATTCGACATAAAAAAGAATACAAAACTATTATTGCGATCAATCAAGGAACAAAAATCATTAACAATTAAATTAAAAGAATCATGCAATTAAGAGGTAAAGTAGTATCAATTAAAGAAGTCCAAGTAATTTCTGACACATTTAAAAAGCAAGAGGTTATCTTAAAACAAGAGGGTGTTGAATACGATGCTGATGTTCCGATAGAGTTTATACAAGATAAAGGAATAGAGATTGCGAAAGACTTAAAAGTAGGTCAGTCTTACGATATTGATATAAACATAAGCGGTCGAGAATGGAATAATAGACACTTTGTGAGTTTAAAAGCTTGGAAGGTTGCAGGTGTTGAATCTACACCTGAACAAGAACCATCTGGTGATGGTATGCCCTTTTAAAAGAGTATTAGATATACTCGATTGGCTTAATCTGGAGGTGCTTTAATTAGTGCCTCCTTTTTTTTACAATAAATTAGTTTATTAAATATATTATTTGTATATTGCAGCCATCGAGTAGAGGCGATACTTACAACATTTTTTTAAAAGAACCTATTTCAGCGAGCCCTCTACCTCCTGAGATAGGTTTTTTTGTACCTAAATATTACATTATGTCAGAAGAAAAAAAACAATCATCAGATTTGGTTAAATTTGTTATTATGTCAATGAAATTACCTAAACTATTAGATCTAGTAAGGTATGAATGTGATGAATTCGAATACTTTACATTTACAAACTATGAGATAGTTAGTGAGGGTTATGCTAAAAATATGGTAGAAGCACAAGCATTGATTATAGTACTAAAAAACTTAAACCTTATAGATATTGATTATGATATAAGTGAGTGTGGGAAGTTCATTTTATGTAGATATATAACTGTAATAAACTAATTATTTATGAGTAAAGATATAGAAGTAAAAAGAGCATTTGAAGGTCTGTGGATACCTAGAGATATTTGGTTAAGTCACGAACTGACATTAATGGAAAAATTAGTGTTAGTAGAGATTAAAAGTTTAGACAATCATAAAGAATGCTTTGCAAAGAATGAACACTTTGCGAAGTTCTTTGGTGTTGGTATCACTAGAATAGGTATTATTATTTCATCACTAGTTAAAAAAGGATATATTGATAGGCAAATGACTTATGCAGAGGGTACAAAGCATATTATTAAAAGAACTATTACTATATGTGTTAGACCTTCTACAACTAAAGTGGAACATACCCCAACTAAGGTGGAACATACTACAATTAAAGTTACAGATACCTACCCAACTAAAGTTGTAGAACCTACCCAACTAAAGTTAAGAGATAATAATACAGTTAATAATACAAAAATTAATAATACAATAATAAAGAGTGTGCCAAAAGAGAATAAAAATTCTCACTCTCTCTCAAATGAGCTTATATTAGTTGAAGATATTAAACCTAAAAAGATTATTAAAGAAAATAAGCCATCCGATTTATTAGAAGTAGAAATATACTTTAAAGAAAAAGCTTATGATATGAATGAAGCCGAAAGCTTTTTTGAGTATTACGAAAATATAGGTTGGAAAGTTGGAAGGAATCCAATGAAGAAATGGAAGTACGCAGCTAACAAATGGATTAAGAATGCACGCCCTAAGTACGGAAACAAAAGCGAACCAGTTAGTCTAGCTAAAAAGTACTTCCCTGAGATGTTTGGCTTGGAAGGTCAGGAGGTAAAAGCGTTAGACTTGAATAAGGTATTTGGTGCTAAAGATTAGTTCAGGTCAAAAATTAGTATTAGATTTACAAAAACAAAAACAACTATGGAAACAAAATACAAAATACTAAACCTTTATGCTTGTCTAGGTGGCAATCGCTACAAGTGGGATGAAGTAGCTGACAATTTAGAAGTTACTGCGGTTGAATTAGATCCAGAGCTTGCTAGGATGTATCAGGAAAGATTCCCAAATGATATTGTAATAGTAGCCGATGCACATCAATACTTACTAGACCATTATAAAGAGTTTGATTTCATTTGGTCAAGTCCTCCATGCCCAACGCATAGTAAGTTAAATTACACTTTTAAAAATAGAGTTAATATTAAAATAAAATTTCCTGACATGAAATTATATGAGGAAATTATTTTTATAGATAATTTTTTTAAGGGTAAATATGTTGTTGAAAATGTAATACCTTATTATGAGCCTTTAATATCTGGAAAGAAAAGAGGTAGGCATTTATATTGGACTAATTTTAATTTGCCTAACGATTTAAAAGAACGAAAAGCGCCTCCAATAAATGCTAATAATAAAAGAAAAAAAGGACATATTTTAATAAATTGTATTTTTCATGAAATTGATTTAAGTACTTATAAAGGGGAACAATCAAAAGAAAAAATATCTAACAACCTAGTGGACTACGAAGCAGGTAAAACAATTTTAGAAACTGCATTTGGAATACATCGTCAAGCAAACGTGAATCAATCTACAATATTCGACTAATGGAAATAGGAAAAGAACAAACCTCAGAGCTATTAATATTCTGCAGCAACTTAGTAAGAAGAACATTCTTTGAACTAAGCCAAAACAAGAACGATGCTGATGTTAGTATAATGTCTAACATACTAAGCAATGACTTAATAGAATCATTCAGCACAATGACTTATGACGATGTAGATAGTGCTTTTAAAGTTGGTGTTCGTACAGGTGACCAGTATGCAGTAAACCCAAAGACATGGTTTATATGGCTGAACGTTCGTAAGAAAAAGAATGGACTTAAAATCAATAAGTTGTTTCAAGAAAAGCAAGCTATTCAAATTGAATACAATTCAGCTAATACAGATAGGTCTGCGGATCATAAAGATTATGTATTGAACGTGGTAGTTACCAAGTACGAAGAGTGGTTAAATTTTGAAGAGCCAAAGAATAGGTTTGGCAATCAATTTCAAATGTCAGGCGTTAAAATGCAGTTTGAATGGTTCGCAAAAAATGGATTTATTAATATAACTCCAGAAGATGCAGCAGCATTAAGGCGAAAATTAAGAGGTTCTATTAAACAAGATAACGGATATTCAACAACGATTAAGTACAAAGTCGATACGGCTTGCAGAGAGCATTTAATAAGCGAACTATACGCAGAATTAAAAGAGGGAAAAGTAAACCTAAGAGATCAAGCGATTGAAATATTAAACGAAAAAACATGAAAACATATAAAGCTATTGGAGTATGTGGAATGAGTAACGGAATAGAGATAGAAGGAAATATACATAAAACAGATGGTTGGGGTGTTTATCTTCTATGTAATCGAGGCGTAATTCATCTATGCAATAAGAGAACTTTAAAACTAAAGAAATGAAAGCAGACGAAGACAAATTACAATCAGCCGTTGTTACTTACTTAAAGCTAAATTATAATGCTTTGTATTGTGCTTCTCTTGGAGGGCAGTATCAGAAGTATAATTCTCAAAAATTGAAGGGTAAAAGGACTGGTTATGTAGCAGGGTTTCCTGATCTATTCATATACGAACCTAGAGGCGGTTATAATGGTTTAGCTATCGAATTAAAAGCTTTGGGAAGCTCACCCTTTAAGAAGAATGGTAACTATAAAAAGGATTATGGTATAGGTGGTAAACGATACAGTCAGACTGAATGGATAGAGAACCTTAGATTGCGAGGTTATAAAGCAGATTTCTGCACAGGATTTGATCAAGCAAAAGAAAAGATTGATAATTATTTCAGTATGTAATTAGTTCAATTCAAAAATTTACTTTAAATTAGCCAAATGAGAAACAAGATAAGAATAATGCCTCCTATAAACAAGCAAACATCGTTTGAGTTAATGTTTGGTTATGATGGTATTGAACCAAAGAAAGCACAAAAAGCCTTAGTATATGAACGTAGTAAGGGTAAGCTTAACGGTCAAAGCATTTAGTGAGCAAATCTACGAGAGGTGACTGCGTGAGTGTTGCTAAATTAACTTAAACCATAGGGGTTTAATGATCAGCATGGGGGCGATGGGGATTGCCTCCATAGTGGGTTAAAACAAGACTAAGAGATGAAAGACGAAAAGAAGAAACCAACAGAAATAGCCGAAGCAATGTTTGAATCATGGATTGTTGATTTAGAAGATAAGGATCAGCCAGAAAATTGCTCAATTGATAACGAAGACTGTGAAGCTTGTGGATCATAAACAAAGAGATATGAAGATTGATTTAAGTAAAGCCGTTATAGGTGATGAGTTCGAGTTAAGGAATGGGAACGTTGCTATATTTGAAGACAAACAAGGTAATTTTGAATATCCTTATAGATTTATAATTGATAATTTGACTTACTTTTATAGAGAAGATGGTACTTACATGAATGAAGCTGATCATGTATTAGATATTGTAAAAGCTTTAACTAAGCACGAGCCTATATCAATAGAACAGAAGGTATGTGATAAGATATTAGAACGTGCAAAGATGGGGAAGAACAAGTACGGAACGACAATGGAGCGAACTGACCTATCAATTGAAGATTGGATTACCCACGCACAAGAGGAAGCTTTAGATTTGTCAATATATTTAGAGAAAATAAAAAGCGAGATAGCTTTGATAAGGAAATAATTACCTATATTAGCAACATATTCAAACGTAGTTGTTTTGTAAGGGGTGGAGCTTGAAACCTTCACCTCTTTTTTTATGACTACTGAAATTATAAACAACTAAAACAACTACATTATGAAAGGTATTATTAATAGAGTAATATTACAAGGTGTTAAAAAAGGAAAGAAAGTACACGTTATTAGAAGGTACTTGGCTATTCATCACAATATAAAGGTCGGGCATAGAGTTATGCTCACAAGGTATGGTAACATTAAGAGAAGATATTGCAGCTCGTTATAAAGATATTTATGATTTAGCTTTTAAAATTACTAAAGGCAATGACATAGATGCTCAGGACCTTACACAAGAGATATATATTATTCTTCTGGAGTATGACGAAGTTAAATTAAAGTCTATTGTTGAGAATGGACATCTGATGTTCTGGCTTGCTAGGGTAATGATGAACCAATATCGTTCTACTACTTCACTATTTCAACGTAAGCACCACCCTAAGCTATTAGATGAGAATGCAATCATTGCAAATCTAGAAGACGTTGTTGATGATAGCCAAGAGATAAAAGAATATAGACTTACTAATATAGCGAAGGCATTAAGTAAGCATCATTTCTACGATCAAATTATATTCAGCATATATTACGATGGTAAAGGAACTGTAAGAGGTTTAGCTAAAGCAATGAACATCTCACCAACTTCTATATTTAAGACTATAAAATCTGTTAGAACTAGCATAAGGGATGAGGTTAAAGACAAGTGATAGAACTTACAATGAGAGGATAAGTCTATGCAACGCCTGCCCTCACTTTCGTAAGTCTTTAAGCCAATGCAAGAAGTGCGGTTGCTTTATGAAGATCAAAGCAAAGATAGCATTTACTAGATGTCCAGTAGGTAACTGGGAACGTGAGAACGACCTTACAAAAGACCAACTATCTATATTGAAACGATTACTAAATCAAATAGGTACAGATAAGATTACGCACAACGATAACATCGGAGTAACCAAACTATACAATGAAATCTTCGGAATGAATAAGCAAGCGTCTAAATGTGGTTCTTGTGTAGCTCAAACGATTAAGGAACTAAGAGAAGTACTTGCAGGATATGAAGATTGAAAGTAGAAAGATAAGTGAATTAAAGTTTGCTGAGTATAACCCTAGAATTATCACAAAGAAAGAGTATAAGGATTTAAAGAATTCATTAACTGAGTTTGGTATTGTTGAGACTATTGTTGTAAACACTTACAAAGGTAGAGAGAATATAATTGTTGGAGGTCATCAGAGGGTTAGAGTTTTAGAAGACTTAGGTTATGATAGTGTCATTTGTTCTTTGGTAGATCTTCCATTAGAGAGTGAGATGAAGCTTAACCTTAGACTGAATAAGAACGGAGGGAAGTTTGATGACGATATGCTAATTAATTACTTCCCTGAAGAGATGCTAAAAGATGTAGGATTTACCGATAACGATTTCAATATTAATATTGACAAGTACGAAGACAATACTTTAGAAGATATTACTAAAGATGTTTGCGAACTTTGCGGTGAAAAGATTTAATTATGCACATACCAATACTAATATTTGCATCTCTAGTATGTATATCGATTATAGTTGAAAATTATATAAGAAATAATCCATGAGAAAGCATACTAAAATATACCTAGAGTATTTCAACTTTGATGAGTTGGATTTTATCCCTTGCGAAGTATGCTCAAGTCCTGCACAAGATATACATCATATAGAAGCTCGCGGCATGGGAGGAAGTAAAGTAAAGGATTACATAGGTAATTTACAAGCGGTTTGCAGACCTTGCCATATTAGGTATGGGGATAAGAAACAGTATAAGGAAATGCTTGTAGAAATACATTTAAACTATATGGAAAAGTATGGTAATGAATAGCAACTCAATAGCAACTCGATATGGGAAAGGAAAGTAATTTTGGAGACAAAATAAACTCAGAGGGTTTTAGTAAGAATCCTAAGAATATAAATAAGACAGGAGTTAACAGAAGGTCGTTTGCTTCTATCAACTTAGACTTGACTGCTAAAGGTATTAAGAAGCTGTCTAAAGGCGATTACATGGAGACGTGTTCTCTAATATTCAATTGTACTATTGAGGACTTAAAAGAGCTTACAAGAGATGATGATACACCAGTCTATCTAAAGTTAATGATTCAGGAATTTAACAATCCAAATACTAGACTTAAAATGATGTCAGACTTTCGTGATTATACTTTTGGGAAAGCTCAAGATAAGTTAGATATTACGAGTAAGGACGAAGCGATTAAAATACATATAGACCTTGGAAATTAATCCAGACTTTACATCTAAGCAGAAGGAGTGTTTAAGATTCCTATTCGATGGCCATACCAACGAAGTTTTATTTGGTGGGGCTGCTGGAGGTGGGAAGTCTTGGGTAGGTTCTGCTTGGCTTGTGACTATGTGTTTGCGTTATCCTAAGACTAGATACCTAATGGGGCGTTCTAAGTTAGATGCTTTAAAGAAGACTACCTTAAACACGTTCTTTGAAGTTTGCGGTGCTTGGGGTTTAAAGAGTGGAGAACATTATACTTTCAACGGATCGAGTAACATTGTTACATTTAAGAACGGTTCAGAGATTATACTAAAGGATTTGTTCTTATATCCATCTGATAGGAATTTTGATAGTTTAGGTTCATTGGAAATTACAGGAGCATTTATTGATGAAGCAAATCAAGTCACGCACAAAGCTATTAATGTAGTTCAGTCTAGAATCAGATATAAACTAGATGACTTTGCAATCATTCCAAAGCTTCTAATGACTTGTAACCCTGCTAAGAATTGGGTTTATACAGAATATTATAAGCCAGCTCAATTAGGTACATTAAAAGATTACAGAAAGTTCGTTCCTTCATTGGTAACTGACAATCAATTTATATCGAAGCATTACGAAAAGCAACTGAGCAAATTAGATGAAGTTTCAAAGCAAAGATTGCTCTTCGGTAACTGGGAATATGACGCAGATTCAGATTCTTTAATTGATTACGATTCTATTTTAAACCTATTCACCAACAAGGGAACAGAAGGAGAGAAGTATATTAGCTGCGATGTTGCACGTATGGGGGAGGATAAATCCGTTGTGATGTTGTTCGAAGGCTTGCAGGTGGTAATGATTAAGACCTTTGACAAGAATACTATTACAGAACTTGCTGAGTATATTAGAGAGCTTCAAAAGAACCATCAAGTAAAGCTAAGTAATATCATTGTGGATAGTGATGGTGTAGGTGGTGGTCTTCAAGATGTACTCAGGTGCAAAGGCTTTATTAATAATTCAACACCGATCAAGAAAGAGAATTACCAGAACTTGAAAACTCAATGCTATTATAAGTTAGCTGATTTAATTAATAAGGGTCAGATTGGCATAAGTGTAATTGATGCTGATAAGCGTAAACTAATTACAGAAGAACTAGAGCAAGTAAGGTCCAAAGACATAGACAAGGACGGAAAGCTAAAGATAGTTCCTAAAGATGTAGTAAAAGCGGTTATCGGTCGCTCACCTGATTACTCAGATGCTTTAGCTATGAGAATGTTTTACGAAGTGAAGCCTAAGATTGGTCGTTATAATGTTAGGTAATTTAATTAAGTCATAAATAAACACAATTAGATTTGGTAGTACCGAAATGTTATCTATCTTTGTAGGGAACAAAACGAGAAACGATATGAGAACTTTACACAATTTAAGCCAAGCGATAAACGAAACAATCTACATCACTATAATGTGGGATTCTAAAACTACTTACAACGAAGACGGTACTTTATCAATTCAGTTTGATTGTGAGTTGGATGCTTTAAAATATGAATCTATATATATGGATTTATGGAAAAAAGAATATTTTAATTAAGTAAATAAATTCCCTCCACTAAGGCTCTCCATTCGGAGGGCTTTTTTTATGCCTAATAATTTGGTACAAAACTAAGATATTTATATTTAATAGTATATGAAGTTAATTATACCAACAGACTTAAGTGACATTACATTAGGGCAACTGCAAGCTTTGACAAAGTTAGAGGCAACACCTCTCAACGATTTAGAGCGACAAAAGCAAACGATTGAACTACTTACATCAATTGATAGAACTACTATTGATAAGGTTAAGCTAGGAGACTTAAACGATGTATATGGTAAGCTTTTAAGTCTATCGAAAGCAAGCGAAGGTTTACACCAGTTCGTTAAGATAGATAATGTTAAATATGGGTTCATACCTAACCTATCGGATATTAGTACGGCTGAGTTTGGAGACTTGGACACGTTATGTCAAGACCTTAACGAGAACTTGCATTTGATTATGGCTATATTGTATAGACCTATCGATAAAGAAGCTAACGGAAAGTATAGCATTGAGGCTTACGATGCAGACTTAGAAGAACGCTCTAGGTTATTTAAGAAGAAGTTAAAAGCTAATGTGGTTAATTCTGCTATCCTTTTTTTTTGGAGTATCGGAAACGACTACTTGACAGATTTGCTAACCTCAATTCAGGTGGGGGAGGAAACCAAAAGCAGCAATCATTCGGTAAAAAGTGGGGTTGGTATTCAATCCTAATGAGCTTATGCAATGAGGATGTATTAAAGATTGAGGAAGCAGGGAAGTTAAGTATTGAACAAGCTTTTACATTTATGAGTTATAAACAAGACCAAGAACGAGTAAAGAAATGAAAACATTTAAAGCAGTTGTAAATCAATTTAAAGCAGTTTGTGAAGCACATAAGCAGCTTAACTCGTTTACGTTTGGCGATATATTCTCGGTAGATTTAAGTAATGAAATGGACTTTGCGAAAGCTCATCTAGTAGAACAACCTGCAACTATAAACAATAGAGATTTCGTATTTACCTTTGACTTATTGGTTATGGATTTGGTGGCTGCTGACGGATCAAATGAAACGGATGTTCTAAATGATACGTTCTTAATTGTATCGGATATTTATAGAGAGTTTAAGAATGGTATTGCTAAATCTACTTCACCGATGACATCAAGAGATTTTGTAGTTTCTGAAAGCTTAACCTGCGAACCTTTTACAGATAGATTCGAGAACTTGTTAAGCGGTTGGAAGGCTACAATATCGGTAACAGTTCCTTCACATAACAACGCATTGAATAGTCCTATCTAATGGCTAAGATTAATTACACCGCAACGGACAAAGCTCTTAATAAGTTTGGGAATGAAGTAGTAAGAAAAGCTAGATTCAATCTAACCAATCAAAAGAGATATGTTTCTGGGAAGCTATGGAAGTCTATTGACTATAAATCTATAACTTCTAATCGTTCTATAAGTCTTAAATTCTTAATGGAAGAATACGGAATTGTACTTGATGAAGGGCGTGGCAAATCACAAGGCGGTGGTTCTGGAGAGTTATATCCTAAGATATTAGAATGGGTTAAGAAGAAAGGACTAAGACCAAGAGATTCAAAAGGAAAGTTTACGGCGTGGAAGAATAAAGCTAAACAACAGGAGGGAATTGCTTTTGCAGTTACAAGGAAGATTCACCGATTTGGATATGAACCTACAAACTTTTTTTCAGATGCTTTTAAATTGAGCTTTAAGAAATTACCTAGAACTATTAAAAAGACCTTTGCCTTAGATGTGGAAAAGTTCATGCAGCAAACGATTGACGAAATAAATAAACTATAATGGCAACAACTGTAACAAGTCCTAACTATTGGACGTTAACATTGACTAGTAATACTGCTAGCACATACAACTTTAAATTCGTAGTTGATATTACTATTGGCGGTGTTGTAGTTGCACGAATAAAGCAACCTAAGAATTTAAACAACTCTGCACATTTATCTTTTGAAAAAATAGTGAAGAACTATATTAACATAACTCATAAGCACGCTAATACTATTGTCGGTACTCAATACGATTCCGTTCACTTGATGCCACAAAATATACCTAATCCTTCTGGAACCACCTATAATGATTTTATTGCTTCTAAGAATAGTGGTGACCTTAGAACAGTATTATTTAAGTTCTACGAAGAGTATGCGAGTGCAAGTGGTGGTGCTATTACTATTCACGCTTCTGGAGCGTCTGACATAACTAAAGCGGTTATTAATTACGCCAATAGTTGGGAGGATCAAAAGGTGTTCGATTTGTCACGGTTTGATTTTGATTCTGCTTCAACTCCTGCTAGGTTCTTAACTGAGCGACCAATCGAAACAACAAACCCAAATGACTTAGGCGGCAAGGTTGCACAATTAACGAGTGCGACAGACTACCAGACTTTAGCTATGTTCAATGAAAAAGACACATACTTTAATACTGAGAATGGTCGAATACTATATAAGTTCTACGAAGATAAACCTGCAACATTTGGAGCTTCGGATAATCATGTAGGGGCTATATCTGTACAAAATGCAGCAGTAATAGGTTCGGAATCACCAAGTTCTTCTAATACAGAAGATGAGTTCTTGATTTACTTAGGTAGTGGAGGTGCTAATGTACTAAACATGAAGTATGTAATTTACGGAGGCTATCAACCATCTGAATCAATAAAATATTATACTATCCAGTATATTAGTACAACTGAAATAACGGCTACATCAACTGCAATAACGGATATAAAAGCAGGAGATTATGTATTAGTAACATCTGCTGGAAATAGTAATTGGAGTGCTATCGGTGGTGGTGAAGATATTGATACTAAGTTCTATGCGACAGGTTCAGGTACTGGTACTGGTGTAGGTAATGTTATTGAATACGAAAAACTATCTAAGCCTTATCTATTCGAGATGGTTAGCGATGCGAATGGTAACGCTTCAAAGTATGCAGGTAAAAACATTGCATGGAAAAATAAAGAGGGTGTTTGGTCTTACTACTATTTCGATGGCTCAAGTTCAGATAAAGAATCTTACAAGCGTAAGACTCAGCGTGAAAATGTAGCGGGTTCATGGAATGCAGCAACGTTTTCAATTGATACTTTTGAACGTGGTAAGGTAGATAAGATTGAAGGTGCTAAGTTAACAACGATTAACACTCGTTATATTGATGAAGCATGGAACGATCACTTTAAGAGTTTGCTAATGAGTAACGAAGTTCAGATTATCGAAGGAGGCAAATCTTATCCAATCAACATCAAAAATACAACGTTCGATGTTAAGACAAACTTAAAAGATAAGTTGGTTCAATACTCGTTTACTTACGAATATTCTCACGCTTTAAAGTCTATTGTATAATGGTTCAAGTAATTGCATACAGTCAGACAGGGTCTGATCCTACTTACTTAGATTTAGGAGCTTTAAGTATTAAGGCAACCTATTCCAGTAAGGAAATTCAAGACATAACAAGTCAAAAAAGTAATTATACTCACAATATAACGCTACCTTATAGCAAGACCAATAATGATTTCTTTGCACATTTCTACGAAGTGAATGTAGATGGTAGCTTTAGAGCTGATGTAAAAGCATCTTGCTCTATTTATGTAGATTCAAACCTACAATTTGAAGGATATTTGCAGCTTCTGAAAGTGGATAACCTAAAGGAGAACTATACAGTTATTTGTTTTGGTGATATTGCAAACTTGGCTACTGAATTAGGTGATTCAAAGTTGAATGATTTAGATTTATCTAGGTATAATCACCTATTATCACAAGCTAATATTCTTAATAGTTGGTCGGGTGTTACCGATTACATAGGAACACAAGCAGATGGAAATGAGATACTATATCCTATTGTTGATTATGGCTCAGTCTATCATGGTGACACTTTAAATACAGATGCAGGTGCTATTAAGCCAAGAGATTTGAAGCCTTCGATTAAGCTTAAATCTTTACTTGATGTGATTTTTGAGGATGCAGGATATACAATTAGTTCTATATTTTTAAATAGTACGTTCTTTACTAGTCAATATATGACTTTAGGCGGTGAGGTTGATGGTGCAGTAACGGATAATACAGATGGCTTTAAGGTTGGTATGAATGCAGACCAAACTGTTGCAGCTACAACATTAGTATCTTTTAATAATGAAACTACTAGCGATGGCTTTTATGATGTAAACGGAAACTTTAACACATCTGCTAAATCTTACACTATTCCAATAGGCGGGGTTTACGGATTCCAAATCCAAGCGGTTGTTGACACAACTGGCAATACAGGATGGGAAGGTTCAGGTATAAATTTGTATGTAAATAATGTTTTAGTTACAAGTGATGCGAGTGTTGGTTTAGGTGGTGCTACTGTTGGGCTTGATGTATTTACAGGTAATGTAGGACTACATGAATTGGAAACTAATGATATAATTACTTTTAAGATGTCTGCTAGTGGTTCTGTATCTAAAACATTAAAGGATTCTGCTACAATTGATAGCGTAGTTTACGATTCCTTCGTACAACTTGTATCTGTACCTCCTGCGGTTGAGGGTGGAACAGTAGATTTAGGTTCAGGGAAT